TATTTTCAGCGCAGAGACCTGCACTAGAAAATTTAAATATTGCCAGATGGAATGATCAATTCATTCAGTTCGATGATTTCGATCATGGAGCACTTGACGAGACACTAAGATTTACAATCGTAAAAGATTCAGGAGCAGCCGCAGCTATCGTTGCAGATGCAAGATCTGGTGAACTCAACTTAACTTCAGCGAACACAACAGATAATGATGGCGCTTCGATTCAAGGTAAACATGAATTTTATTCTTTACCTTCAACAGCGGGTAACAAGTTATATTATGAAACAAGAGTTAAAATGTCTGACGTTGATCAGATGGATGTTCTTGTTGGATTAACAGAAACTTTTACAACCAACCCTGAGAATGCTTTAGCATCAGCAAACATCATTGGATTTTTGTTAACAGACGGTAGTGCTGTAATTCAAGGAACTACTGAAGCTAGTGGAACACAAACTCTTGTGACATTTGATGATACAACTTTGTCAACTCTAACTAATGATACTTATGTAACTTTAGGTTTTGTTGCAACAACAGGTCGTGAAGCTGCTAAAAATAAAGTTGATTTTTATATCAATAGAAAATTTGCAGGAACAAGTAACACTAACATTCCAACAGCAAATATGAAATTAGCTGCTATGAGTGTATCAGGTGATGCCACAGGTCAGAAGATAACAACTATTGACTACATAATGGGCGCTCAAGATAGAGACGTAAGCTACGAATAGGAGTAAACCATGATTAATACTAAAGCAGCCAACAGAACAACCACAGGTGTGCTTCATACAGGGCCTGCTAGATTGGTATTTATTTATGGTGTTCCTACCAGCAGTGCAGGATCTATTGTTTTAAGAGATAGCACAGACGGTTCAGGTGATGCTAAAGTAACGCTTCAAAGCGTTGGATCTGTCAGAACAGTTATTGAGATTCCTTTACCTGATGAAGGTATGAGGTTTGTTAATGGTATTCACGTAACACTTACTAACGTTGCGGGGGTTACCGTGTTCTTTGCGGGGTGATTCATTATGCTAGATTATAAATCAACACATTTAACAGCCACTGGAGTAATTTCCAGTGGCCCCGCTAGAATGATGTACATCTATGCAACACCAGACAGTGGTAATGGAAGCATTGTTCTAAGAGATAGCGTAGATGCATCAGGTCCTATTTTAGTTACTTTACAAACACCAAATACCAGTAATACTAAAGTAAATATCGATCTTCGTGATTATGGTATGAGGTTTAGCACAGGGATACATTGTACTTTAACAAGTACAGCAAGTATCACTGTGTTCTTTGCAGGATAATGGCGGACAAACAACCACCAAAAACTAAAAAATATTTTCGCCCCACTAAGTCTGGGGCGGGAATGACAAAAGCTGGGGTTGCTCGTTACAGACGAGAAAACCCCGGTTCTAAATTAAAAACAGCAGTTACAAAAAAAGTAAAACCTGGTAGTAAAGCTGCGAAAAGAAGAAAGTCTTTCTGTGCTAGAAGTGCAGGACAAATGAAAAAGTTTCCCAAGGCAGCAAAAGATCCAAACTCAAGATTAAGACAAGCACGTAAACGCTGGAGGTGTTGAGTGTATAAAGGTTATTTTTATTTATTCTGTGCCTTCATGACAGTTATTTTTATGTATTTATCAATACAAACCTCTTCAGCAGAAACAAATACCGTGTCCAGTACGGTAGTTAACAATACTCCTCCAACAGCAAATGCACCAGTTCTGCCCAATTCTAATAATGAAATTTGTAAAGTTGGCATCGGCGGGGCAGTTCAAAATAATGTGTTAGGTATCGCTACAGGCGTTTTAATAGACGATGAGCTGTGTCAGCTTCTCAAGCTAAGTAAGACCCAGTTCGCTTTTGGCATGAAAGTTTCGGCGGTGGCCATCTTGTGTCAGGACCCCCGTGTCTGGACAAGTATGCAAGACGCAGGGACTCCGTGTCCAGTCAACGGGCTTATTGGAGCCGAGGCTGCTGCTTACTGGGAAGAAAACCCTCACTTAATTCCTGAGGGTAGTAGATACAGAGAGGACTATGTCAAAGCTAATAAACCAGAACAAAAGGAGTTTGATGATGCGCAAAATATGGCAATGTTTAAAACTTTTTTCCTTATTACTACTGGTCTCCTCTTATTCTAAGGCTGAGTGCCTACCTGATGTACAAGGTCTCTGTACTCCAGGTGTAACCATTACAGAGGAAGAGAATGTTGTTGTTACTGAAGAAGACAAAGGCACAGAAATAATTACAACTACTACAACGACAACTACGACCACGACTACTACTGTCACTAACGAAGACTCGGGTAATATTTTAGATAGCTCTAATGGTTATGTAGGCACTCAAGACGACGGGGACATGCGCACGGATTGGGGCGGTCAAGGGCCTGCCTCTATGCCAACTGGCAATACTTGTGGTGAGTTAGGTGCAGATAGATGCGCACAGATCACTGGATCAGGGAACAGCACATCAACCATGGGTGTATCTGGAATGGGTACAACTTTTATAATTAATAATATAGATATTTCTGATTTAGAAATAGACAGAGGTGGTCAAGTAAGATACTCAATTGAAGTCGAAAAACGAGATGCTCAAGATAGAATATACATGCACATTACAGGACGTAATGGATCTAACACAGTCTTTCAAGGAACTGATATCTTGTCTGAATCTGGCATTGCATCAGGTTACCAATCATACACTGGGTCTTTCAATTTCAGTGGTGTTTTAAATAGAATAACTGTTGAAGTAGGTGGGCGAGACATCAATCTTGCCATAGGTCCTCTCTTTGACGATGTGACTGTCAATGTGTTTTATAACGTCATTAACACAATTATTACGCAACAGATAACCACTATTGAAGAAATATATTATCTCAATCTATTTGATTCTGTCGAATTAGACTTTGTTGAAGAAGTCTTTGAATTTAATGATGTAAGTATGAATGAGGGCGAAATAGAATTTACTCCAATCGAAGCCCCTGTTGAGGAAATAACCGTTGCTAGTGTTGAATTAGAAATTGCCGAAATTGAAATTAATTTACCCGAACCCGAGGTTGAAATTGTTGAGGTTGAAACAGAAGTTGAGATGGAGATTGAAATGGAGATGGAAGAAGTCTTAGTTGTTGAGGCCGAACCAGAAGAAGAGATTACCGAAGAACCTCAAGAAGAATCACAGGAACCAGAACAAGAAGAACCGCAAACACCACAAAAAGAAGAAGATCCAGAAGAAACGGTAGAAGAAGAGAAGCCATCAGAACCTAAGGTATCAAAGAAGGAAAAAGCTGCTACCAAAATTGTAAAAAAGATTGATGACAAAGCAAGATAT